ATATATTAAACACTATTATGTTGATGATGATCACAATACCTTTTGCTGTGAGACAACATCAAATCCAAAATACAAAAGACATCCTTGGAAAGAATATGAAGGACTTGGTGTAAAAGTTTGGTTGTCTGATTCTGATGGAGTTGATGTAATGCTTGCAGAACTTCCAGATTCAACTAATGTTTCCACTGTAACTGAAGAATGTGGTAAGAATAGTATTCAAGTTTTGACCGAGACCGAGTATAATACTGTTTGGACTCCTTATTCTGAAGCACTAGCACTTTATGGTGAGGCAATGGAAGCAAGAAATGCTGAAGATGAAGCAACAGCAGCATCAAAAGAAGCAGAAGCACAAACCAAGATGGATGAAGCAACTGTGGCAATTAGAGCACTTTGAGTTTTATTTCTCAAAAGGTGATATAATAAAGGAGGATTAAAACCCCTCCTTTTTTCTTATATAAATTAATGTAAATCTTATAATACTTATGAATTTTACAATATATTCACAAAATAATATCTAATGGGTTCTATAAATAGAGATATGAACCACGATTTGAATCGTGGTATTGAATTAATGCTTCGCAGGAGGGAAAAAACCAAAACAAAAGAACTTCAAAAGGGAAAGTTCATAATTAATCAAGTTTTTTCTTTCTTTAAAAGAGAAATTAAAATTAATTTTGAACTTTCAATTCGTAATAAAAAGTAAAATAAAATTTCTCGGAGAAGTAAAATGACCACACCAGAACTTACTCTTTTTTGTTTAGTTAGTTTTTTATTTTTATGTATTGGTGGAGTGGTCGGTTGGTTAGCCAAAATGCATTCTTTTGAGGTTCAAGCAAGAAATAGCGGATGGTTGCATCCTGAGTTTTTTGATGAAGATGGAAATGTTATTCCAGATGAAGTTATTTCTGTAAAATTTCAAGAAGGTTTTTTTGATAATGAATTTGATGAAGAATTAGATGATGAAGATTAAAAAACATAGTACTTTATATTGATTTCGTAAAAAACAATGCCAATTACATCAAAGACTAGAAAAGTAACAGTTAAAAGAGAAAAACAAGAAGTTGTTCAACTTCCAGCAAACCCATTTTTGTTTGAAGTTCTTGAACTTGTAAATAAGCAAAGAACAGTCGCTAAAAGAGTTGAATTTCTTAGGAGATATGAACATCCATCACTAAAGTCAATTTTTATTTGGAACTTTGATGATAGTGTTATTACTGTTCTTCCTCCTGGGGATGTTCCATATTCAAACCTAAAGGATGAGCAAACTAATATTGGAACCTTATCAAATAAAGTAGAAACTCTTGTTGATACAATGGATTATAATGGTACTACTTCTTTAGGTAGTGCCTCTGACTTAAAACAAGAAAGGACTACTATTCGTAAAGAATTTAAAAGATTTTATAATTTTATTAAAGGTGGAAATGATTCTCTTGCACCACTTCGCAGAGAAACAATGTTTATTCAAATTCTTGAAGGTCTTCATCCAATAGAAGCAGAAATTCTTTGCTTGGTTAAAGATAAAAAACTTGAAACAAAATATAATAAAATCACAAAAGATTTAGTTTCTGAAGCATATCCTGATATTATTTGGGGTGGTCGTAGCTAAAATAACTTGGAGGTAAATTTGAAAATTATACATCAAGACTGTGATCAATCTCTTGCTAAAAGTAAGAGCCTTCCTATAAATTCATATATTGTAAAATATGTTTTAGATGATGAACAAAAATATGATATTGTCCAATGTGGTTCTACAGTAGAAGTTTTTGATTATTATTATGATAAGTACAAAAATGTTTTATCTATTGATTGGACGGAAGGGACAATCAATCCAAAATCATACGGATATACTAAACCAGAAAAGAAAAAGAAATCATAATGTACGATACAGTTTTTATATCTGATGTCCATCTAGGTACAGATCGGTGCAATGTTGATAAGTTTTTAAAGTTTTTGAGTAATTTGAAAACTAAAAAACTTGTTCTTGTTGGTGATATATTAGATATTCATTGCTTAGAAAAATATAATACTCGTTGGAGAAAAAAACATACACAAGCTGTTGAAAAGATAATAGAAATTTCTAAAAAAGGAATAGAAATTGTTTATGTTTTTGGAAATCACGATTGTGTATTTAGAAAACACTTTAAGGATAATATTTCTTCTAAATTTGGTAATATTTCTTTTTGTGATAGGTATATTCATACAACAACAAATAATAAAAAGTTTGTTTGTATTCACGGAGATAAGTATTCACAATATTCATCTGGATCTTGGAAACAATATTTTATGAACTGGGGATATGAGACTATTACTCCATTAAATAATTTTTTAAAGAGAACACTTAATGTATCTCTTGTTAATTTTTTAAAAAATCTTCCTAGAGGTAAAAATTATATCAATGAATATGAAACTGATATTGCAAATTATGTAATTAACAATTATAAATTTGCTGATGGTGTTATATGTGGTCATATACACCACGCAAATTTAAGAGATTTTGATGGATTTACTTATATTTGTTGTGGAGATTGGACTGATACTTTTTCTGCAGTTGTTGAAGAAAAGGGAGAATTTGAAATTTTAAGGTATTGACCTTAAAAAATATCCTTGCTAGAATGGTAAAAGTTGCTTTTTAATTATGAATAAAGACAGAGTTAAATTAATTATTAAAAATCTTGAACTTTTAATTGACTCACTAAAATCAGAAATTTATTCTGATTCTAGTAGGTATAGTTATGAAGAAATTGCTTCACATATTGGGGATATATCTGACTACGATGAAGTATTTGAGGATGATGATGACTGATGAGACTTAAAGATACTATTCGTTTAATTAAAGAAGCACTCAAAAATCCAGAATTGTATAATTCTGAAGAAATAACTTATATGAAAAAAGCACTGGATAGTGCAGTTCTTGGTCTTGCTCGTAAAAAATTTAAAAAAAAGAAAAAAGGATTTGGATACAATGATGAAACCGATTGTTAATATTGTTAGTGTTACTCCTGATGCTGAAAAGCATATGGCTTATTGTGCTCGTGTAAGTAACCCATTAAATCAAAATAATGATAACTATGCAAAACTTCTAAAATATTGTATTAATCATAATCATTGGAGTATTTTTGAACAAGCTTTTCTCACTGTAGAAATTAATACTACTAGGGGTATTGCTGCACAGATTTTACGACATAGAAGTTTTACATTTCAAGAGTTCTCTCAGAGGTATGCAGACTCATCTCTTTTGAGTGATACAATTCCTCTTCCAGAACTTCGCCGTCAAGATACAAAGAATCGCCAAAACTCTATTGATGATATTGATCCATTTGTAATTCAAAAGTATCAGATGTTGATTCATGATCACTTTAGAGATGCTATGTCTCTTTATAAAAAGATGCTTGATGAAGGTATTGCAAAGGAGTGTGCTCGGTTTGTACTGCCTCTGGCAACCCCTACAAGACTTTATATGACTGGTTCTGTGAGGTCTTGGATAACTTATATCTCATTGAGAGAAAAGAATGGAACACAGAAGGAACATATGGACATTGCAAAATGTTGCAAGGAGATATTTTGTAAAGAGTTTCCTATAGCAGCAGAGGCACTGGGAGGTATTGATAATGAGTGGATTATATAAATATAAGTAGTTGGATACACTATAAATATGGGAAGGAAATCTTCTATAAAGGTTGGAGATGTTGTAGGAAACTTTACTGTAATGGAAGTAATACCTGCAACTAAATCAGGGCAACACACAAGAGGAGTTGTAAAGTGTTCTTTATGTAATAATGTAAAGGAGATGTATAGTTTCAACATAAAAAGAAGATACTCCTGTGGGTGTTGTCAAAATAAATCTTCTACCTGGAAAAATAATAGTGGAGCATATACCAAGACTTGGCAACTTCCTCCTGGTGAATCTGCAAAAAATAACTTATACTATCAATATTCCAAAAGTGCGGAGAAAAGAAACCATACATTTGACTTGACAAAAGAAGAGTTTTGTGACATAGTAACAGCACCTTGCACTTATTGTGGAAGTCAATGTCAGAATAGAGTAAAAGGAGGAGGAAAAACCAGTGGTGATTTTTATTATACAGGTGTTGATAGAGTAGATAATACTCTTGGTTATACTAAAGAGAATAGTGTTCCTTGCTGTAGAATATGTAATAGTATGAAATTGGATATGGATGTAAAACATTTTATAGAGCATATCAAAAAAATATACAATAATATTTCAACAATTTCTGAAGCACTTGGATGGGAAATGGGTAATAACTTCCCAGAATGTGGAGATCAGTCTATGATTACACTAGAATAAATACCTCTGTATATTATTTTATAAAAATGGCAACATATCCAATAGTAAATAAATCTACTGGTGAAAAGAAAGAAGTCGAAATGAGTGTTTTAGATTGGGATCAATGGAAAATTAATAATCCTGAATGGATAAGAGATTGGTCAGATCCTTCTACTTGCCCTTCTGCTGGAGAAGTTGGTGAATGGAAAGATAAGTTAATTAAGAAAAACCCTGGATGGAACGATGTCTTAGGTCGTGCCCAAAAAATGCCCGGATCAAGAGTTAAAAAAATCTAATATGGCTAGAAAAAAAAGAAGCAACGATAATCAACCAATTGGTGTTGGTATGACTATAAAGCAAATGAAAAAAAGGAAACCAATAAATTCGGAATTACTTTTAGACATAGAACCTTTAACAGAAAATCAGAAAAAACTTTTTAAGTCTTATTCTGAAGGTAAAAATTTAGTAGCTTATGGGTCTTCTGGTACCGGAAAGACTTTTGTAAGTTTATACTTAGCATTAAAGGATGTTCTTTCTGAAATTACTCCTTATGAAAAGATTTATCTTGTTCGTTCATTAGTTCCGACAAGAGAGATTGGATTTCTTCCTGGATCTCACGAAGATAAGGCATCATTATATCAAATTCCATATAAGAATATGGTAAAATATATGTTCCAGATGCCTAGTGATGCTGATTTTGAGATGCTTTATGGCAATTTAAAAGCTCAAGAAACGATTAGTTTTTGGAGTACATCATTTGTACGCGGAACTACTCTTGATAATTCTATTATTATTGTAGATGAATTTTCTAATCTTAATTTTCACGAGATGGATTCTATCATTACTCGTGTTGGTGAAAATACTAGAATAATGTTTTGTGGAGATGCATCTCAAAGTGATTTAGTTAAAACAAATGAAAGAAATGGTATTGTTGATTTTATGAATATTTTGAAAAAAATGCCCTCATTTGATACCATAGAGTTTGGTGTTAATGATATTTGTAGATCAGGATTAGTTAAAGAGTATCTTCTTGCAAAAATGGAACTTGGAATGTGACTTTTAAACATATTGATTTGAATCTTCCCAAATTAGAGAGGGAAACTATAGATGGTGTTCGTTATTATAAAGTTCCAGACAATGATGAACTCATTCGTCTTGTTTCTATTACTTCGGTTACTAGTCATTTCAATCGTCAGATTTTTTTAGACTGGAGAAAAAAAATTGGAGAATCGGAAGCTGATAAAATAACTAAAGCAGCAACAAGTCGGGGAACTGATATGCACTCTTTAGTTGAAAATTATCTTTATAATATTCCCGAACTTCCAAAAGTTCAACCTCTTTCTGATTTTCTTTTTAAAATTGCTAAACCAGAATTAGATAATATTGATAATATACACGCACTTGAAGGTGCAATGTATAGTAAAATGTTAGGTATTGCTGGTACAGTTGATTGTATAGCAGAATATAATAATGAACTAGCAATAATTGACTTTAAGACTTCAAAGAAACCAAAACCAAAAGAATGGATTGAGCATTATTTTGTTCAATGTGCAGCTTATGCTTGTATGTTATACGAGATTACTGGTATAATAGTTAAGAAACTGGTTATTATTATGGCCTGCGAAAATGGAGAATGTGTAGTTTATGAAGAATACGACAAGAGAAAATACATCAAGTTGCTCACCAAATACATTAGAGAATTTGTTAGAGATAAACTTCAGTCCTATGGATAAAAAAGTAAAAAAAGAATTAAGTGAGAAATTTTTATGTTCTCAAAAATTTTCTCAAGAAGTAGAAAATATTGTAAAAGATACGGGTTCAAACTATATTGATGCAATTGTTACTTATTGTGAAATGAATAGTATTGAAATTGAAACTGTATCTAAACTTATAAGTAAGCCTCTTAAAGAAAAGTTAAAAAATGATGCAATTGATTTAAACTTTTTAAAAAGAACCACAAGAGCACGACTACCATTGTGACTGATTTTGAGACTTATAAAACATATTTGGCTTTTAAGAATCATTTTACAAAAGAAAATTACGACTATTTCAAATACTGTGGAAGAAGTCGTGCCTCAAAAGAAAGTTTTTACAAACGTAAAGATCGCTACTTCTTTGAACGTCTTTCCAGACAAAAAAGCGATGATGAAATTAAAGCATATTTTGTAGCAAATTTTACAGAATGCGATGATCCAGAAAGACTCTGGATTGGAGACATTATAAAAAATGGAGAAGACATATACAATGAATGGGTAAAAAAGTCTCAAAGTTTATTTTATTTGTTTAAAACTGAAATACAAGAGTTTATAAACAAAGATAATTTTGAAAATTTATTTGAATGTAAATCTGGATCACATCCAGAAATTCTCAAAAAGTATTTAAGAAAGGTTGTATCATTAGAAACATTCACAATACTTGATTTGTTATTAAACTTTTCAAAAGATTTTGATAAAAAACTTTTAGATCCAGTGTGGGAAACCGTAAGTTTAAGGATTAAAAAATATAGACCTTTCATAAATATAGATGTAGCAAAGTATAAGAGTACTCTTAGGGAGATATTGATGTGAGTAACTTCTTTGACTCAGAGGTAGTCAGAAAAGAAATAAAAGAAATTGATGAGATGCAAAATTCTCTTTTCTCTGAAATGATATACCTTCCATATTTTAGTAAAGAAGAAAAGAAAGAGCACTTAAATCTACTTAAAAGATTTTTAGAAAAACAAAAACTTTTTATTTTTAGACTTTCTCTTTCTGATGATGAAAGTGCAGTAAAAATGAAAGAAAGCATTTTGGATTCTGCACAATTGCTTGGGTTTAAGAAAGAGGAAGGATTTGATGCATTTTTTAAACATCTTGAAGGTATAATAAGTAATTTGGAAAATTCTATTGACGACTGACCTTATACCTGCTATACTTAATACGTTCAATACTACTAATACTACTAATACGGAGAATACAAAATGTCGTTTGCTGATTTAAAAAAGCAATCAAAGATGGGTTCTCTTACAGAGAAACTTATCAAACAAGTTGAGAAACTAAATGATAGCGGTTCTAAAGATGATGATCGTTTTTGGAAACCAGTTATGGATAAAGGTGGAACTGGTTCTGCTGTTATTCGTTTTCTTCCTGCTCCTGCTGGATGTGATCTTCCCTGGGCTCAAGTTTGGTCCCACGCATTCCAAGGTCCAGGTGGATGGTTGATTGATAATTGTCTAACTACAAATAAAGGTCAATGTCCGATTTGTGAATCTAATCGTGAGCTTTGGAATACTGGAGATAAGTCAAAGCAAGATATTGTTCGCAGTCGTAAGCGTAAGCTTTCTTATTTTGCAAACATTTATGTTGTAAAAGACCCCGCAAATCCACAAAATGAGGGAAAAGTTTTTCTTTATAAGTTTGGTAAAAAAATCTTTGATAAAATTATGGCTGCAATGCAACCAGAATTTGATGATGAAAAGCCAATCAATGCATTTGATTTCTGGGAAGGTGCTAACTTCAAACTGAAACTTCGTAAGGTTGAAGGGTATTGGAACTATGATAAATCTGAATTTTCCGATCCCTCTACACTTCTTGACGATGATGATGAACTTGAAAAGGTTTATAAAAACCTTTATGATTTGAATGAATTTACTGACGAGAAAAACTTCAAATCATATGAAGAATTGAAGAAGCGTCTTGATTATGTTCTTGGTAATCGTGGTGTTCCCAAAATGCAAGATCCAGAAACAGTTGCAGAAGAACAGCAATTTGAAGCAGAACGCCGTGGAGAGAATGTAAAATCATTCAATGATGATGATATTACACTTACTACTTCTTCAAGTGTTGATGATGAAGATGAAGATGATGCTCTCTCATATTTTCAAAAATTAGCACAAGACTAAAACGAAATTCAACTTTTAATTACTTTTACCCCCGAAAAAATTTTCGGGGGATTTTTTGTCTGTAGGGTTTTTTAAACTCCAGTTGTATATGGATTATATGATTCTTTTGTTGTTTGATTGATGTATTGTGAAGACCTATCATATCTCATAATATTTCTCATATCTGTAATAAACACTGATAAGTAATTTGGTTTTAAAATTTTGATAATTCTTTTATCTTCATTTCTTTTAACTTCATATTCATAATTTGAAATTGCTTTCACTGGATTTGACGTAGATACAGTATTATCAAAATTTGTATAAGTAAATTGATAATCTTCATCAACTTCTAACCCTTCTGGTAATATGATCCTATCAAATTCATCTTTTATTTCAGTTGTTTCATAATGATGAACTGCTGAGATTTCTTGATCTGAACCATATTTTTCTAACATATAAGAATATAAATCATTATTACTTAAAGGCCATTGGTCTCTTACATTTGTGATATTGTTTGTGGTTAAAATGACCCAATCATACTCAGAGTTTCCATATATTTTTTCTGCAAGAAAATCTGGTCTCATATCATCTTGAATTTGATAATATTCAAATGCAGTAATTGCTTGATCTATATCAGTTCTTAATTTTGCTCTTTTGAATAAGTTTTTTACTAATATTCTTTCATCGTTTCTATTTGAGTTTTGAAAACGAGAAACGTAAGATATATTTGGTAGTTCTTTAAAGTATCCCATTTTAGTAACCTACATCAAAAGGACTAACTGGATCTAAATCTCCAGTACTTTGAGTTCCTGTTCCTCTTCTTTCTTCCAATACATTTTCTTGATAATCTGTATCATAAACAGGTTCAAGTTCTTTAAACGACATATTTACAATTGATGAAACTGGTTGTCCTTTTTCATATGCAGACCAATTTCCATCAGCAGCATAATTTACAGAGAATCCAGTTAAGGCACAAACTTTAATTTTATTAACACCTTCTATTTGTGCTCCACCTTCGGTTCTATAACGAAGTTTAAAGACATTTGGTGTTCCTAGAAAATAAGATGCTTCACCTGCAGATCCATTTAATTTTTTAGCAGCCATTCCTTGCTTAAATGTTCTTATAATTCTATTTACAGAAATTGCTTCATCTCTATTTCTTGGACTAAAGCGATATTGGAAAGAAAATTCACGAAGAGTTGGGGCATTAAAAAGTAATTCAAGATTACTATTAGGAATAACACCAAGACCTCTTGCAAGAATTGTTTCTGGAGAAACATTAAAACCAGCTACTGATAGTATTCTTGATACTATTCCAGTTTTAAGTAATGCATTTGCATTTGGATTTCCTCCAGCAGCGCCGATTAATGCCCCAAATAGTGCTAGTTGTGTTAATGCTGATGCACCTTGACCTGCACTTCCTCCTGTTGCTGTTGATGCTGTTGCTCCTGCTATTGCTGTCCCAGCGTATGCTCCAGGTCTTTGAAGTACTTCAGCAGATGCAGCAGCAGAAAGATTGTTAAAATTATCTTCACCCCAAGAAACATTATTTGAGTCACTTATATTATTTGGAATTGGAAGTTTTATTGTGTTTATATATTCTTTTAGTGGGGTATTTCTTTGTAATCCATTTCTTAAAATATCTGTTGGTTTGGACTTAAATAGTTGATCTTGAGATGGTGGTTTATATTTAAAAATAGATATTTCCAAATAGTCTTGAGTATTCCCATAAAGTGCATCTAATGGATATTGTAGAGGTCCATATCTTTTCAATACATCATCAACTGCACCAAAATCAAGTTTAAGATTGTCTATATCTATTGGTGTAAGTGTGTCAAGTATATTTCCTTGTCCTGGTGGAGTTGTAACTCCAGGAACATTAACTGGTGGAGTTCTTCCTGGATAACTATTTTGCACTCCCATTGGTTGGTCTTGATTATCTGGAAGTGCGCTTGGATTTATTTTATTTCCTTTATTTTGTCCTCCAAGTCTTTGATAAGCAGCATACACTTCTTTGTTCATATCTAAAGCTAAATCTTTAGCTTTTTGTGTTGGTTTATTTGGATCATTATTTTCAAATAAAGTTTCATCAAGTATCCCATCCATATACCAAGTTCCATTTTGATATAATATTGCTCCTGTTCCTCCTGGACCCTTTCCGGTAAGAATATAGTCCCCAGTATCTGGATTATATTGCAAATCATACGATTGCTGTCCTGGTATAGTAGTACTATCTTCAGTGTAGTAATCGGTTTTTAAAATTTTATATCCCATTTATGGTGCCGATTGGTTATCTGGATAATCCCAAACTTTTGTTTTGAATACTGGTTGCCCTCTCTTATCAACAAATTTTTCAGTAGGAAGTAATGAAACTCCTCTCCATTCACTTTCGGGAACTTTAAAAAAATCACTAACTACACCAGAAAAAAGATAACTATGTAATGTTTTTCTTGGTGCATTTATAACTCCTCCCTTATTTATATAAGATGCGGCAACTCCTCCTCTATATTGTGGATTTAAATAATGTAAGTTTGAACCAAAAAATCTTCCTTCTTTTGGATTCACTTCAATAATATAAGTTAATGGTTGCCTATCCCAAAATCTATATTTTTGTGGATATTTGGCGGAGTATATAAAAAATACTAAATCTCCAGGAGTTATAAAATATGTATCTGCCTGATTAAAATCTCTCTCTTTATAATTCATCAATTCATTCATCAAAGCATTTGAGTACCAAGATGTTGAGCGATATTTTTTTCCTGCTTCCTTAAGTATTTTTTCTGCTATCATCTTTGTATTCCTAAATTCTTTTCTGTGAGTATGCGGAACTCATAATTTCTATCATCACACCATTCTTTTGCTGCTTCCCATTTTGCTTGATTAATCGCCCACATTTTAACCGAATATACCCAAGACTTTGTTTTTTTGGGTGGATTGGTTGGCGGTTCTTTTAAATCTTTTTCTGGTTTTATTTCTACTACCAAATGTCTATTGTTTCCATTTTTGTCTTTATATTTAACAAAAAAATCAGGAAAGTATCTGTGGATTTTGTTATCAATTGGAGAACGATATGGTATCCAGAACTCTTCAGACTTCCAACTATTTACACTTTCGGTCAAATCACAATACTGCATAAACTTCAGTTCATATGAAGACCTATAAATAATATTAGTAGGATCCCCATTGTATTTTTCTGGATATTTGGGGCGATATTTTCCCTGTAAATATTTTTTATCGTCTTTATGGGGCATACATAGTATAGAAAACTTATAATCTTATTTAGATGTCTAGTAATAAGATAGGAAGTCTTTATGCAAATATTGAAGATGTTAGAAAGAACTACCTATCTAACCTTTCACAAACAAGTCAATTCAAGGTATCGCTTCTTTTAGGTTCTTCTGATCGTCTCCCTAGTGATTTGAGGGGTCATTTGAGTAGATGTGGTTTGATTGGAAATAAAGCAGAGCAATATGATTTTATGTGTGCTGAAGCAACTTTACCTGGATCTACATTTGATATGGGTGAAGAATACGGAAGTCGTCAAGGAATTATTGAAAGATTTCCCAATCGTAGGATATATTCAGATTTTACTTTAACTTTTTATGTTGATTCGGAATATGATTTGATACGTCTTTTTGAAGAATGGATGAATTATATTGACCCATTATATGCATCAAATGGAGAATATACAGGAAATGATACAAGCTTTGGTGGAAGATTTTTAGAACAAAATGCATACTACAGATTTAAATATCCAGATACGTATAAGAAAAATATTGCAATAACAAAGTTTGAGAGAGATTTCCTTGATAATCCAAATAAAGTTCCAACTAGGTCAAACCGCTTTAATGACCAAACAACTTTAACTTATTATTTTGTTGATGCTTTTCCCACAAATATTACAGCACTACCACTTTCTTATGAAGGAAGCACAATTACTAAAACTTCAATAACTTTTAATTATACAAGATATACAATCAATAAGCATAAAGGAACAAAACTCCCACAAAGAATTTTAAATCCTAGTAATCCAGATCAACCACCACAACAATCCTCCAATCAAAACTTTAGAGTTGTTACAGAATTTAGTCCTTATGGATCATCTCTTACTTTTGGTGAGGGTGGTAATGCTCCTGAGCTTGGAGACCTTACATAAATAATCAAAAAATAGATAAGTTATTATGCCTTTACCAAAAATTGCAACTCCACAATATGAGTTGATTTTACCATCCACAGGAAAGACAATTAAATACCGTCCATTTCTCGTAAAAGAAGAAAAAGTACTTATACTTGCACTTGAGAGTCAAGATGTAAATCAAATTACAAATGCAATTAAGCAAATATTAAAAGACTGTATAATATCAAGAGGTATAAAAGTTGAGGAACTTCCAACATTTGATATTGAATATATCTTCTTAAATGTTCGTGGAAAATCAGTTGGCGAATCTATTGATTTGATTGTTACTTGTAGTGACGATGGAGAAACACAGGTTCCAGTAAAGATTTACATTGATGAGATTGAAGTACAAAAAGATCCAGAACATAGATCAGAGATTAAATTAGATAATAATCTTGTTTTAAAGATGAAGTATCCCTCATTGAATGAATTTATAAAAAATAATTTTGATTTTAGTTCTAATAATATCTCAACAATTGATAAATCTCTTGATGTTATTGCTTCTTGTATTGATTCTGTTTATACTGAAGAGGAAATCTGGTCTGCAAAAGATTGCACAAAAAAGGAACTTACAAATTGGATAGAAACACTAACATCTTATCAGTTCCAAGAAGTTGAAAAGTTTTTTAACACTATGCCTAAACTTTCTCATACTTTTAAAGTTAAGAATCCTAAAACTGAAGTTGAATCTGAAGTTACTTTGGAGGGATTATCTGATTTTTTCGGCTGACTATGGCTCATATGAATCTTGAGTCATATTTCAAAATTAATTTTTCATTGATGCAGCATCATAAATATTCATTGACTGAGATTGAAGATATGATGCCTTGGGAGAGAGATATTTACGTTGGTCTTTTAAATCAATATATTGAAGAAGAAAACTTAAAAGCAAAACAAGCAGCAAATGCTTAAAACTACCTCACCTGGATTAAATTCTTTCAAATCAACAATTCCTTCTTTTGGGGTAGTTCGTCGTGCTTATGGTACTAGTCCAAAAGAATATAGTGATGCGATAATTGATAGGTATGGAGATCCTTTAGCAGATGTATATAATAAATTAAAAAAAGAAAAAGCAATAGGTTTTATTTCTGGTGGAAAACCATTAGGATCTTCAGTCTCTGCTAACAACATAGTTGGTTTTAATAGAAATATAAAACCAAGACCTAATAATTTACAATCAATTATTAGTAATCTTAGTTCAAGTATTTTTAATAATTTTAAAGATAATGTAACATCAAGACCCAATATTAACAAAAAACTTTTTACAAATATTATTAAGAGTTATAAAAATATTAAGAACAATGTAACATCAAGACCCAATATTAACAAAAAACTTTTTACA